GAGATCGATGGAGTGCACCATCTTACCCTGGTCTAGCGCTTCCTGTAAAACAGGAATAGCTTTGGTTTGATTAAAGGTGCAATCCCAAGGCAAACCTTGAATAAATCGATAAATCGATTGTCCAAGGGGTTTCAACACTTGTTGAAAAATTCGCCCAGGGTTTGCGACAGCCCGGAGTTTATATCCAGGCTCTTGAATCAAACCAATTCGACCAGCAAGTATGGATGATTCAGTGATAAGCTTATTAGGGTTACCATCAGGAGACATAAAATGTCCATAATCGTTAAATAAGGCAGGTTCAACAAACTTTAAAACATGTTTGTAGTGACTGTCATAAAAACGATTAAGGTGGGAAATACCAGAAGTCGAATCATACAAGTATGATATCGAATCAACAATTCCTTGTTGTTCTGGTACTGTCCCACCCCTCATGGGTGCCCTTTTGGAAGGTGATGGTTGCATCTCTTCTAATGGAGATGGATCCACTAATTTTCCAAATGTAGGCTTACCAAAGGAGATCCATGCCTTGCGAAGAAGTTCATTATAATGATGAACTACTTCAGGTTGAGGAGGTTCAGACTGAACCCCATCAAGGAATTTCTTTTTCTGCTTATCTGTAACAACAGATGAGTAGAACATAGAAAGAACTTGAAGGAGTTGAAGACCTCTTGCGAAGTTGGCCTCCTTACGGAGCATCCACCTCACAAGACGTCCACATGAACCGGTAGGGAAACCCTTCCGGTCACGTGAGATCCATTCGCCGCATGGTGGTAAACCAGCATGCATGCGAATAGCATCTAACTTGATCGCTTTCAAACGATCAACAGTCCACTCCTCCCCCGAGGAATTCTTCCATTTCAGAATTTCTACTCTGAAAGGGGAAGCAATCTTCCAAGGGATAGCTAAGGCTACAGACTTCTGTTGAAGACCCCTTTGAAGCATGGTATTAGATACCATAATTCGTACTCCTTTCTTTCGGAAGGATACCGAAGCTTCTCAGGTGTCCGAACAGGACATCTGGAGAGTAGTGAAATTCCCAACCAGGGTTTTCGGGAGTATCAATCATGGGAGGGTTTTTGAGCTGACAGGCTCGAAACAAAGTTCAACAGTACTGCCAGGAATAGTCATCTGGATACATGCTGAAGGGTTTTGCTGATCCCAAAGGTTATATAAACCACGGGAAGGAAAACATTCAACAGTGTAATTTGGTCGTATACCAAGGCACATTGAAGTTGCCCTTGTCGAAATAGCCGTG